TGGTGTTTAATTAAGGAGCATTTAAATGGCTATTTCTCGTGCACAACTACTAAAAGAGCTATTACCTGGATTAAACGCCCTGTTTGGTCTTGAGTATGCTCGTTACGGTGAAGAACACAAAGAGATCTATGAAATCGAGACCTCTGAGCGTTCTTTTGAAGAAGAAACAAAACTGTCAGGCTTCTCAGCTGCTCCAGTCAAAAACGAAGGCCAAGCCATCGCTTATGACAACGGACAAGAAGCATGGACAGCTCGTTACAACCATGAAACTATCGCTTTGGGCTTCAGTTTGACTGAAGAGGCAATCGAAGATAACTTGTATGACTCGTTATCTGGTCGCTATACCAAGGCTTTGGCTCGTGCTATGGCTTACACCAAACAGGTTAAAGCTGCTGCTGTATTGAATAACGGTTTTAATAGCCAGTTCACCTATGGTGACGGTCAGCCTTTGTTCTCTACTGCACATCCTTTGATTTCTGGTGGTACTAACGCCAACACTCCATCTACTCCTGCTGACTTGAACGAAACTGCGCTGGAAAACGCTGTTATTCAAATCGCTGCTTGGACAGATGAACGTGGTCTGTTGATCGCTGCAAAACCGAAGAAGTTGATTATTCCACCTGCATTACAGTTCGTTGCAACTCGTTTGCTTGAAACTGAATTGCGTGTTGGTACAAACAACAACGACATCAATGCAATTAAGAACAATGGTGCAGTTCCAGAAGGTTACGCAATTAACCACTTCTTGACCGCAACCAACGCATGGTTCTTGACCACTGATGTTCCAAACGGTTTGAAGATGTTTGTTCGTACACCACTCCAGAACTCTATGGATGGCGACTTCGATACTGGTAACGTAAGATACAAGTCTCGTGAGCGTTATTCCTTTGGTGTTTCTGATCCATTAGGTGTTTACGGTTCATACTAAACTCTCGTGAGGAGTTTGATCCCCAGCCTAAAAAACTGGGGATTTTTTTTGAAAAAAGATTGCACAAACTGTATAAAGTAGTAAACTTGTTATATCTGGGTGATTCACTTATGCCACCACTGCCCCAGCAGACGATGCAAAGATCGGCATAAGTACTTTTGCATAAGGAGCCTATTATGGGTCGCAGTACATTTGATGGTCCGATTTTATCGGGTGATAATCGTTTTGGTCCACAACGTGACGTTGGTCCAGTCTTATTGGCTCAACAAGCCTTTTTAGATTTTGCTGTGACCTCCGCAGGTCAAGCTGGTTATGGTGGCGGTTCTGGTGTATTTGTTACTTCTGACAATATTCCTAACCAAGCAGCAACTATTTGGAATCCACAGTCTGGTGCTTATAGCACTAATGGTCCTACTGTTGCTACTGCTCCTACAGCAGATGCTTCTGGAACTATTTATCGTGGCGTATCATTTTTGATTCCACAAAACTCAAACATTACTGATGTAATCATTGACGTAGGCACATTGCCAACTGACGGTTCAGTAACTGCTAACTCTATTCAACCATACGTTTCTAACAAATTTGCTACCGCTACAGGTGTGTATGCAACGATGGCTGCTATTACTTCAGCAACTCGTGGCACTGCAACATTTGTAGGCACACAGTTAGATTACGCTTATGGCACATTACAAGACGTTCAAAATATTCAACCTGGTCAACAGCCTACATGGTTTAGCCAGATTGTTGTGACATTGAAGATTACTAATACCAGCTTGACCGCTCCTACATCTGGTCAAATTGCTGTTACATTGAAATATGCACAACAAGATATGAACATTGGTAATGCGACAACTTACCCATACGGTAACTTTGACTAATTAATCCTCTTGGGGAACTACGGTTCCCCTTTTTTAAAACTTAGGAGATTAATATGGCACAAAGCCCAAGTGGAATACCAAGCACCAATAACTCGGTGCAGTCGATTAGCCGTCAGGCTAAGTATGAGCCATTTGATTTGCAAGTATCACGCAACCAAATTACTGGTCATACACCTGTAAATATTTTTGGTTATGGAACGACTGGCACAACTGCTGGTTTATTTGTAACCATGTGGGAAAACTCGTCCACCACCAATTATATATTCCCAGTAGCAGCACAAGTAATGTATGTTGCAAGTACAGTAAACGGTGACTCTGGTGCTTTGATTCAAGTTACTGGATTGGATGCAAACTACAACCCAATATCTGAGATTGTTGCTTTAGGTGGCACTTCTGGTACAGGCGTAGCAACTGTTAAATCATATTATCGTATCAACAACATTTCCGTAGCTTTGGCTAGTACAGTACAACCCACTGGCGTAATTACTATTCAAAACCAAGCTGCAACATCTGGTGCTGTTGAGTATGCACAGATCAATACAACTACTTACAACGGTAGCACTATCAGTATTGGCACATCCCAAATGTCTGTTTATACGGTTCCAGCAAACGCCACTTTGCAATTGACAAGATTTACTGCAAATAGTTCGTTTACTGGTAATACTGCAAACTACTGCACATATAGGGCTGTAGCTCAATATCCATCTGTATTAAATTCATCTGCCACGCTAGTGCGTAGAGTAGTTTTAAATACACCATTTGTGCAACAATTTAATATCCAACGCACTTTCCCATTTGCTTATCCAGCTGGCACGGATGTTCAATGGCAAATTGCCCCTAGTGGTACTGTTGCTTGTACTGTAGGTATTAACATTGGTGGTGTTTTGATTGATAGTGGTAGCTAATTATGGCAAAGACACCAGCTTGGCAACGATCAGAGGGTAAAAACCCTAGTGGTGGTTTAAATGCCAAGGGCAGAGCTTCTTATAACAAAGAGCATGGTGCTCATTTAAAAGCACCACAGCCAGAAGGTGGTAGCCGTAAAAAGTCTTTCTGTGCTCGCATGGAAGGCATGAAAAAACGATTAACCAGTTCGGAAACAGCCCATGATCCAAATAGTCGGATTAATAAATCTTTGAGAAAATGGAAATGTTAAATGTCCATATTCGAGATATTAACTGTATTAGCATATGTTTTAGGTGCTATCGTGAGCTTTATGCTTAAAGAGAAAGCTGATGAGCTTGCACGTCAAGGCATCCTTTTGAATAAGACTCGTGAGGAGATAGCTCGTGATTACATTACTAAAATTGAAGTGCGTAATGATATGGACCAAATTATCAACCGCTTTGACCGCATTGAAGCAAAGCTTGACAGGTTTATTGAAGGACATAAATAATGCCAAGTAAGTCCAAACGACAGCATGATTTTATGGAGGCAGTAGCCCACAACAAGGCTTTTGCCAAAAAAGTAGGAGTTCCTCAATCGGTAGGTGAGGATTTTGCAAAAGCCGATAAAGGCAAACATTTTAAAAAAGGTGGAATCAACATGGCAACAAGAAAACGTAGTGTAAACCCAGCGATGGCTATGATGGCAGCTCGTGCCATGCCAACTCCAGCAGCTGCTCCAATGGCACCTCCAGCAGGTCCTATGGCTGGTGGCATGAAACATGGTGGCTTGTCTAAAGAACATCACAAACATTTAGCTCATCACCATTTAGCGATGGCTGAACACCATATGAAAGAGCATGAAGGTCATCACACTAAAAAGATGGCTAAAGGTGGTCATGCTCATGCTGAAAAAGAACACGAAATGCATCAAGCTAAAGAACTTCGTAAACTTGCTAAAGAAGAAGAGCACGAAGCAGCTGGTATGCGTCATGGTGGCAAAGCCCATATGAAGAAATATGCAATGGGTGGTGCTATTAAACGTGAAGCCAGCACAGAGCCTCGTGGTCATATGAAAGAAAAAGAAACTATGGGTCCTCGTGGCATGAAGCATGATGTTGAAGCTGGTTCTAACAAACACGGTAAATTTGGTGAGTCTAAAGACCAAAAACGTGGTCATACTGAAGATCGCAAACCAAAGATGCATAACGATGGTGACAACACTATTGGCACATCTGGTTCTATTTCTGGTAAAAAACATGGTGGTCATATTAAGAAAATGGCTCATGGTGGTTCTACATCTAGCCGTGCTGATGGCATTGCTAAACGTGGTCATACAAAAACCAAATACTGTTAATTAGGAGAAATCTATGTCACACGGACACAAAAAACATCACGAACATATTGAGCATCATTTGAAAGAACATGATGGTGGTCATGCTCATGGCGGTCATATCCATAAACATCACGCTCACGAAAAGCATTTGAAAGAGCATGATGGCGGTATGCATGGTCACAAACATCACCACGAGCACGTTGAAGCAATGTGCGGTGGCGGTCACGCTCATAAGTAATGAGAGCCAGCCGAGGGATGGGAGCAGTTAACCCATCTAAGATGCCACGCAAAAAGATTATCCAGAGAAAGGATAATCCTGATGCTGTTGAGTTTTATGCCAAAGGTGGGCAAGTTTGGGATAAACCAAGACCAAAAGACCTTGGGAAACCAAAGAAATTGTCTTCAGCTAAAAAAGCTAGTGCGAAAGCAATGGCTAAAGCAGCTGGAAGACCTTATCCTAATTTAGTCGATAACTTACGAGCTGCAAGGAAGAAAAAATGAACTTATTTGAAAAAGTAGTAAATTATGTAAAAAGTGCTGGTCATGCAATGGAAGGTGAAGAGCACAAATTATTAAATGAATTTGCTGCTTATTTGGCTAGTGAAAAAGTAGCTTTGGGATTCTCAGATTCCCCAGTGGTAACATCTTTTGCTGCTTCTTTAGTTCCAGCATCAGAACCTGTACAAGTTGCTCCCGTAGCTGAAGCATCTCCTGCTGTTGAAGCTGCTCCTGTAGAAGCACCAGCCAGCGTAACTATCAATGTTGAAGAACCAGCATCTGCAACCGTTGAAGTTACTGCTCCCGTTGATCCAGAACAAAATGTTGCGAGTTAATCATGGCAGAAAAATGGATTCAACACGCTATCAAAAAAGCTGGTGCGTTGCGTAAGGCTTTGGGAGTAAAAGAAGGACATACTATTCCTGAGAAAAAACTGGCTGCTGCTGCTAAAAAACCTGGCAAGCTAGGTCAACGTGCTCGTTTAGCAGAAACTCTTAAAGGCTTTAAGCATAAATAATGGCTACTTCAGGGACATCCGTATTTGACCTAAACATGAACGATCTCATTGAAGAGGCGTTTGAGAGGTGCGGTGTCGAACTTAGAACTGGTTATGATTTTAGGACAGCTAGACGGTCTTTAAATCTTTTAACCGTTGAATGGGCAAATCGTGGAATTAACCTTTGGACTATCCAAGAAGGTCAAATTCCTATGGTTACTGGACAGATTACCTACCCTTTGCCAATAGATACCATCGACTTATTGAGCCAAGTTATCCGAACTGGTACTTTGCAAAACCAGATAGATATTAATATTAGTCGCATTTCCGAGGACACCTACTCGACTTTGCCTAATAAATTGGCTCAAGGAAGACCTATTCAAGTATGGATTAACCGCCAGTCTGGACAAAACAATCCTACCAATTACACCTTATACGGTAATGGATCAACCACTGGTATTAGTGCTACCGACACTACTATTCAGTTAAATCAATCTGACTTAACAGGTTTAGCAGCCACTGGCTACATCCAGATAGACAATGAGATTATTTACTACCCAAATGTCTCTACAACGGCTCCACAGATGTTAAATTGCTATCGTGGTCAGAATGGTACTACCCCAGCTGCTCATGCGACTGGAGCTTCGATTAGCGTGGTCAATCTGCCTTGTATTAACGTCTGGCCCACTCCAAACTCTCCAGGCAGCCAATACACTTTTGTTTACTGGCGTATGCGTAGGATTCAGGATGCTGGCACTGGTATTAATACCAATGACATTCCATTTAGATTCATCCCATGCATGGTGGCTGGACTAGCGTTTTACTTGTCTTCCAAAATCCCTGGGGTAGATCCTAATCGTATTCCAATGCTCAAAGCTGAGTACATGGAACAATGGGATTTAGCTTCCCAAGAAGATAGGGAAAAAGCAGCTATTCGTTTTGTTCCTAGGATGTCTTTTTACGGAGGTCATGGAAGATAATGCCTACCCCTGAAGAACAAAAAGCTATAGATGAAGCTTCTAAAATGGCTCAAGAACACAGAGCTAAAGTAGATGCTGAACGTGATCGTACCTATGCTGAAAGATTAAAGGACATGGGGTATTACGATAAAACACCTAAAGGCAGTTCTCCTAAAGGCGGTGGCGGTGCTGGTTATGTTCCAGGATCTAATAATCCATTTAACCCAGACAGTCCATTAAACCGCAAAAAAGGCGGTGTTATTCGAGGTCATGGCATAGAAAGAAAAGGTCGTACAAAAGGTAGGTTCGTCTAATGCCAAATAAGTATTCATCTGGCAAATGGGCAATAGCACAATGTGATCGTTGTGGTTTTCGATATATGCTCAAAGAATTGAAAAAAGAGGTTATTAAAACCAAACTTTTTAATATCAAAGTATGTCCTGAGTGTTGGGATCCAGATCAACCACAGTTAAGTCTTGGTTTATATCCTGTGAATGATCCGCAAGCTGTACGGGAGCCACGCCCAGATGTCAGTTATTACGCTGGTGGAACATCAGGATTGATGACAAATCCTTATGATCCAAATGCGTTTAACGTGGATAATTTAGGTTATCCAAGCGATGGTAGTAGGCAGATTCAGTGGGGTTGGAATCCCGTAGGTGGAGCAAGTTATTTTGATAGTTATTTAACGCCAAATTCCTTGCTTCCTGTTATAACAATCGGTACAGTAACCATTACAACAACTTAGGAGTTTAAAATGGACAAGAAGCAAGTAACTAAGATTGCAGATAAAGAAGCAAAAAAAGAAGTTCATAAACATGAACATCATATGCACCCAGGTATGAAGCCTACTAAAATGGCTAAAGGTGGAGTAACTGGTAAAGCTATGAAAGCGGTAGGTCGCAACATGGCTCGTGCAATGAACCAAAAATCTTCTGGAAGAGGTCGTTAATATGGCATACGATAAATCAGTAAAAGCAACCAAAAAGAATAGCCCAGCTGTTCATACTGGTCATGCTAAAAATGACAAACCAGCCTCTGACTATGCTGCTCCGCATACTATGTCTGGCAAAAAATACACAGTAGAGAGCTTCCAAGCGATGGAAGATGATATTCCATATGCAACTACTAAATCTGTAAAAGATGCAGATCTGCGTGATCCTATTCCTAACGGTGTTAGCTATGGCACAACCAAAGAGCCAAAAACGTCTGGCATTGAAATGCGTGGAGCTGGTGCAGCTACTAAAGGTCGTATGTCTAGAGGTCCGATGGCTTAAGTGTAAACCCTATGAATTACGAACAGTTATATAACAATATCCAGTCTTACGCTGAGAACACCGAACAGTTGTTCGTGGCAAATATTCCAGTCTTTGTAATGGAGGCTGAAGAACGTATATATAACTCAGTTCAATTACCATCGTTGCGTAAAAATGTTATTGGAACCATGACATCTGGAAATAGTTATTTGTCTTGTCCTATAGATTATTTATCAACATATTCGTTGGCTGTAATTGATTCATCAGGTAATTACAGTTATCTATTAAACAAAGACGTTAACTTTATTAGACAGTCTTATCCA